CCTACTTTCCGCCCGCCTAGCGCCTAATTGTCTCTGTCGTCACGCGACTTCATCGACAAATGCTACTATTAACGTAATTAGCGAAAAATCCATACCCTACCCTAGGGCGCATCATCATACAAGGTCTAATGTATGACTACCGCTTTAAATGGAACTGGATGGTGCTACTAAATAGATATACTGGAAATCCTCTCCTGCCGACACTAACACGGTAGGGTTTGTCCGATCGATCAAACCGCCACGCGAGTTGTAATAAGTAATATCTATTGGTGCCCATGATGTATCCGTAGCATAAATTGGTGCAGCATTGTCGTTAAGCTGCGTTCCAACATAGGGTAATTTACTATGATACGGAATTTCGATTTCAGATACCGGGTTTAGATATGGCAGTGCTATCACTGTTCCATTACTAGCATGGTATAATCCATCAGGGCCTTGCAGAGCAATCGCACAATAGTCCATATTCGTCCATGGTAATCCATCAGATGTAACATGTCGAATCCACATTCTTCTTGATCCTTTCCAGTATTTAAAAACACCTGAAAAGCCATGAAAAGGAGCGTTCTGAGTAACATCAGGGTAGCTAGGGGGCGCAGTTGTAGCTGCACTCGCCGCCATCCTCTTGATGCAATCATTAACGGTAGTTGCTGTCTCAGCGTGGCATATTCTAGACTCATGAGTATAGAACATACCAGCTAAGAAAGGCATCTCCTTTGCTTTGAATGCTTTAACTGGATCATATTGTACTTCAGCATCACTAACTATTATTGAACTAGTTCTTAATACTGCTTTTCCTTTCCCTTTGTTCTCTCGTTTCTTCCTTGCTTCAATGGCTTCGTCGGTCTGTCGATCGACTAGCTGAGCAAACTGGATATCGGGTCCTCCAGCTCGCCAAACTGCCATATAAATCGTAGGTGTAGTAACTTGTCCTTGAATTGATCCCAGGACCTCTACACGTAGAGTACAATTGGGTTGCTCTGTTGTTCCTTCTACATTCGTACCCATCCAAAAGTACGGATGACAATATGGAACATCAAATTCTATAATTGTGTCACCTCTGACATCGATCACTTGACTAATTGCATCTCCCAATCCCGTTGGTAATACGGGACTGTAGAGCAATGTAATCTGAAACTTTGCTACAGTCGTTATTGCACACGAAAACTGTAGCGCGTATCGTATAGATCCACGCCAGTAGCGCCACCATCTGGACATCCAATGAAGGTAGTCCTGGTGAGAGAT